TTCATTGGCAAACATTCCTGTGCTTTTTGCATTAATAACAGATTCACCAGCACTTAAATTAGTATTTATATTATCGCTTGTTGCATCACCAGTACCACGCAAACCAATAACACCGCTGGCATAGTTTGGTTTTTTTACTTCTGGACTTTTAGTTGCAGTAATTTGTTTAACAGCTTTAAATCCTTGTGTAATTGCTCCGGCTGCTGCAATAGCACCCAATGCTGGTCCGACTACTGGAATACCTGACAAAGATTTATAAGCTGATACAGCACTTTGATACGTGTCAATTGTTGTTTGTGCAATTGCCGCTGCCTTTCCTGCCGCACTTTCAGCCCCAAATATTGAGGCCAATGTTCCAAAGGCATCACTGGCAAGCTTTATTTTATTAGCCTGTTTGGCATCTTCAATCTGTTTATCTAATTCAGCGTATTTTTGATTAATTAAGGATATGTCGGCTCCAGTTTTTTCAGCGTTTGCAACTTCCTGTTGTCTTTTTATTTCATTTTGGGCTGTTTCAATTTCGGCCTGTGCAATAAAATTTTCTTCTTGAATAACCTTTTGGTTTTCTAAATCTGCTAATTGTTTTTCCTGATCGGCAACTTTTCTATCATTAGCCAATTTTTCGTTTGCCAATCGGTTAGCTTCATTTAAATCGTTTACCCTTTTATTATACTCAGTTTCGGTTATTTCTTTATTGGCTAACCTTACACCTTCATATTTTAATTGAGCTTCTAAATCGGCTTGTAATGCAGCTTGTTTTATTTTAGCCTGTTCATCTGAAAGGAATTTATCACTATCTAATATTCTTTGATTTTTTTCTAATTGAATATTTAATTCAATGTCTGCGTTTTCTATAGCTAATTCCGCATTTTTTTGGGCGAAATCATTTGCAATAGCAAGCTTTTCCGTTTCGTATTGGGTCTTTGTAAGTTTTCCTTTTGCAAATCTTAAATCAGCGTCTTTGTTTTCTTTGTCGAACAGCTCCTTATTAAATTTATACTCTTCCTCGGCTGACTTTTTGGCAAAACCTTGCTTTTCAACAAATAAATCTATTTCGTCACGTGACTGTTGTAGTAATCTTTCTAAGGCTTTTTCGTCTGCTTGTTTTTTCTTTTCGGCAGCCTGCTGATCTGCTTGGGCTTGTTTTTCTCTTTTAGCTTTTGCATCTTCAAAAAGTTTATCCTGAGCATTTTGGTTTTTTTCCAAACGTTTTGAAGCTTCGGCATCAATAGCAATTTTACCTAATTCAGCTTTTTTAATGGCTTCTAAATCGGCTTCGGTTATTTTTCCTTTATTTAATAGATATGTTCCATAAGCCAAAGTATTGGCCTGTAAATTCTTAATCTCTTGTTGAGATAATTGACCTTTTATTTCAGCATTTTTTATAGCCTGATTTAATTCAGCATTTGCCAAATTAGAACGCTGTTTGTAATTAGCCTCTTCAATCGCTTCTGCTTGTTGTAAAAAAGCAAGTCTTTCTTTTTCGGTTAGAGTTCTGTTTTTGGATTTTATAATAAGTTCATCATATTGCTGGGAAGCTTTTGCGTTGGCAACTTCCTGAGTGTTTTGCAAATCTGCTAAATCTTGTTGAGCTTCTTTTAATTTTGCAGCCTGTGAAGCTGCCCTTCCCATACTATCACCCAATCCATCAAATGACAAAGTAGCAATTGCACTACCTAAAACTCTCACGGCTGCGCCAATCGCTGCAAAACCCTGTTCTATTTTATCAATTAACGGGTCTAAATCTTTTAAGTACGAAAATAAAGCTCCTAAGCCAACAATTATCAATCCAATACCTGTAGAAGCCAAAGCAACTGTAAAGGCTTTTAAACCAACTGTCGAAGCCCCTGTGGCTACGGTTACCGCCTCCGATGTAGTGGCTAAAGTTGCATTTGCAATGGCCTGTTCCTCTGTTGCTACGGCATTAGTAGTTCCCGCAACTGTATTGGCCTCTGTGGCTGTAGTAGATGCAAACATTTTAACTACAAAATTAGCCACATCACTACTGGCTTTAGATACTGTTGAGCTAAACGCTTCGGTTGCATCACGCGCCCCCTGAGCATCAATTCCAAATTTATTTAAAACAGAATCAACACCTTGTAAAGCACTTTGATAATTACCAACGTTCATTTTTTGTTTGGCTGTCTCGCTGGAATTATCTTTGATGAACTGAGTGTTTTTGTCCATCTGAGAATTAAGCTGTTTTAACAAAGTGGCTTCCTCTTCAATATTTGGGTTTAATTGATTAGCCACGTTGTTTAACGCTATATTGGCAGCCCTCGCATCATTCTTATTTTTAATCTGTTTGCCTAAAGCCTCATTTCCTAAGTCAATCAAAGACTTGCTTTTACCCTCGGCATCTTGATAGGCTTTTATCTGCGTGGTGGTTTGGTTTAATTCTTTTCGAACAACTCCCATCTGAACGGCTCGGGCTTGCTGGCTTTTAAATGATTCTTTTTCTGTTGCGTTTAATTCAGCTAATTTTTTATTGTTTTCATCAATCTGTTTCGTGTTGTCGCCTGTTGCCTCTGTTAATAGTTTTTGTTTCTTTTCAAGTGCTGAAATTTCTGAGGCGGTCGCTTTGGCTTGGTCTGCTTCTGCCTTTTGGGCTTTGGCTAAATCAAAATAAGCATCTTGCAACTCATCTAAACTTTTGACAAGCCTTTGAGTATCTAAATTGAATGTCGCTAAATTTATTACCTCTCCTGCCATGACATCATTTGTTTATTTTAATAAACTCACCACTTGAAAATTGTCCTTCTTGAAAATCAACTTTATTACATACATAATACGCATTTTCCTGTTTGAAATAAACAGGGCGTGTTAAATCCAAACCTAAAAAATCAACCTCAGTTACATTTAATTGAATATTATGGATTCTAAAATTTGTAAAAATTTTTTGATATTCTGAATAATAATTAAATATAGCCTCTTCGAATAAAGTATTTGTGTTTATCCCAATTGGAATACTGGAAACAACCGTTTCATCCTGTAATTTTTCAGATATTAATTTAAAGGAATCTGTTATTATATTTTTACGAATGAAATAGAAACGACCAGACAAACCTTTATAGCTTATTTCCACAACACCATTATTATCTTTTGGTTCGGCCTCCCATATTTTATATTGATTAGTACTAAATCCCAGAAAATTTGTAACTATTTTTTTATCAGGTGCATAAATTTTAGATTGTACTAATATTTTTTGATCTTCTAAGTTTTTATTATACATGTACAAATAGCCATCGCCAGAAGTATCGGTATCTACATTGTTTTTTAATTTAAAAATATTTTTTTGGGCGTAGTCATTTTGATAAATTTCTCCTTTTCGTTCTATAAAACAATGTGAATAATCCTGAGCAAAACTAAAATCCACTCTATTGCTTAAAGGAATGAAATTAACAGTATTAGTCTCTTTATTATAAACTGGTGTTAAACCAGTTCGCCAAATTTGTTCTTTAATAAAATCAGTTATTAAAAAGTCTTTAAATTCATTTTGCAAGGACGTAGTGCCTAAATCTGTTTTAGATATTAAAAAATCAGTATGATGATGATGCCATAAATAAAATCGGTATGCCATATTGCTTACATACTGAGCTGATTGGATTCTTACTTCTATTATATCCCCTTTGTCGCATGCATGGTTAAATATTACTTCTCGATCTAAACCGACTTGATCGCCCGGCAATTCCCCTCCTATTAAAGTTCCTATTATAATTCCGTTTTTTAAAATATAAACATATACATCAAAATAAATACTTGATGAATGAACGAAAAATTTATATTCCGCATACATTGCTATTTTAAGATTAAAATTATAAGTTGTTGATTCTGGTATTACATATTTCCAGTTATCAATTAAATTTCCTTCTATAATAATATCCGAATCCCAAAAATAATTATATGTTGGTTCTGGTATTCCTGCAATTGTAGTGCGTCTATTGGTTATGTATAGACCTTTATTTAATGTAGCTATCAATTCGTCGGACTGTCCTTCTGACACATCTTTTGGATAGGTAATATAAAGACCATCTAAATAATCTAAATAAGTATAATCACAATTAAATCCAAATGTTGAAAATATTAATTCCCAAAGTTTTTTAATAGAAAAACAAGGTGTTAAATAATCAATATTTATTCCATCTTCAAACAAGGTTTTCCCCCCATAGTCTGCAATTATGTACTGATAATAATCATTAGTAAAGCTATCCACAACAGTGTCTAATGTTTTTTCATGATTAAAATTAGATAAGTCTAAGTCTTTCCCTAACGTTCTGTTTTGAATAGCTTTAAAAAAATCAATCATACCATCAACAATCCCGCCTTTGTAATTATTTTCAGTGCTAGCAACATTATACCATCCTTTTGATATTAAATCAAAGCCATGAACTTTTAATGTAGCTTCATTTTTTATATATGGCATTTGCGAACTGTCTCCGCTTATACCTAAGAATTGCATAGTTTGTGTGTTTGCTGGTGTTTTTTCAAATTCAAACGAATTTGTATAGGAACATGATACTACGGCTAAATCAAAAATGTCTGAAATTTGTTTAGTGTATTTTATTGCTGTTCCTTTTGGAAGCTCTATCTTATTATTATTAATTGTTAATTCGCCCATAACAAACTAGGATTAAATCTATAATTTAAATCAAGGTTTAAGCTAACCGAATAAACACGTTTTATATTATCCCTTTCAATACTGTTTGATTTTAGAAATATCTTTTTCCAGCCTCCATTTTGATAAGCGAAAATATCAGGTGAAACAATCAAATCAAAGGCGTATTGTTTGTACTCTCTTGGAATTTTAGAATACACTTTTAAATCACTACTGCTTAGTGTTCCCAAATCAAGAAGATTATTATTTATTCCGACTGTTGAACCAAGGGGGTTTCCAGCTTCTTTTTCTGTGAAGCTCTCAAACAACCAATAACTATAACCGCCTTTTTGATTAAGGAATTTCAAATAAATATTATTGCAGCCCTTAATTCGTCTGTAATCAATGTCGGTAACATCGGCAAGGTTCTGTTGTTCTATTACGTAGGTAGATGATAAGAAATAATCGTATGCAGGAAAACCAGACCACACGGGCAAAGTTTGATATAATCTTAATGATTGGTTTGGTGATATTGTTTGGTTCGTGTCATTTGTTCTATTACCTCCACGCACGAAATCCTTAATTAAAACTATATTTTGACCTGTATTGGCTGTAATTGATATTTGAATTTTAGTAGAATTATTGGTGCTGCCGTTTGGAACATCAAACAAAGCTTTTACAATTGATTGAATATTGACAAAAACGTTATTGTTTAAATCAACATAATTTACAAATGCAGTAGTTATTTTTGCATTTGATAAATTTGTGAAGATGAATTTAAAATATAATATTTGTTCATCGGCTTTTACATTAAACCAAATTTCGTTATTAATTAAATAACCGTTACTGTTTAAATCATTTGAAATTGTCATGAATTTGCTTTTTTAATACCTCGCTTATCTCTGTCGTAAATCCCTCTCTCAATTGTGAGTATATATAATCGGCAACCTCTTTTGAATGTAGTATTTCAAGTAAATCAGTACCCTGTGGGTAATACTCGTTTCCTTCTTTTTCTAATTTTTTTGCAACTGCAAAAGCTACTGACTTCGCTTCGCTTCCACCTATTCCAAATTTTGCAGTTACCCAAGTTATTAATGGTGTTATCGGCGGCATCTTTCCTGGTCTTCTACCATGAGCAAGCCAGTACGTGTAGTCCATTCCCCATATTTGCCCAACTCCATTTACTACACGTGGCTCCAAACTTTCTAACCATTGGCCTGTGGCATTCATTCCTAATGAAATGAATTTTGGCTTTAAAAAATTATCAATAACGCCCTGCATTGTATGCAGTATCACTTCATCTGATAATCTTATTTCTGTTGTCATTTTTAAAATGATTCAACCCATACCAATTCAACCCGTTGATTTGTTCCTTTTATCGCAATGCCTTTTTTGCTATTACTTGGGTGATAGATCAAAACTTTTTTATAACCGCAAGGTTGTGACATGGGCCAATCTTTAACTGGCAAATGTTTTACTTCTTTTATATTAAAGCAACTAGAACTACATTCCATGATATTATGTTATTTGAGTAAACGTATAATTAACCCGCCAACCGTTGTAATTATTATCTAAATAATTATGAATCAATAAAGCATCGCTAGGCATTTCAACGTTTACGCTTGTAATACCTAAAATCTCGCAAGTGTCTAAAATGTTATTACAACCCAAACAAGTAATCAAAGGATAAAAAACAGTTTGCCATTTTGATTCATCAATAGGGTGATCTTTAATCTCATTATAATTATTGATTCCTAATTGTTTCGGGACCAAAGCATAAGTTGAAAAATTCCAAACACAAGTTTTTGAGGTTATTAATGAAGTAACGGAATTTCTTACTATAGCCTCTCTAAATTTTATATCTGTTAAGAACACATTAACACAACAATTTTCTGGCTGTACGATATTGATTTGTGAAGGAACCAACGGAGCTGCAAACTCCCAACAAAAACCGCATTTGCTTTCATCGTTCCATTTATCAACTTGCTTTGCCCAAAAATCCACTATATCCATATCATTTAATTATAAATAATCATAAGTAATACAAACTTCTTTTGTTGTTCTTTTCTCATTATTATAGATAAAATCAAATTCTATTGTTCTCCAAAGTTGAATTAAAAAAGGAACGTCATTTACGTAGAATATCAATTGTTCTAACTCTGAATCACATTCACATCTAACATGTTCCTTTGCAAAATCTTCTAACTCTTTCTTGCTCATACGATATCCGTATTCATTAAAAAACAAACCCATAACAAGATAGTCCCAAAATTTACCATCAAAATCTTTTGCTAACAACTTTTCTACTGCATTTTCAATTACTCTCATTTATTTAATTGTTGCCCGTTTCTTTGCGATTTCGTATTTTAAAACTTCCATGTATTGTTTATCAAACAATTCGTTATAAGGCGTATTTCGTACTTTGTTGTACTTCCATATTTTACCGTGAGCCAGATTATCCAAAGTGTTTTTTATTCCAAACTGGTCAAGCTTATGTATTCCAGCTTGCACATCTTTAATGTCAGGGTTTGAACTGAGGTAGGTTGATTCAAGTTCCTGTATTGACTTTAATTCGTCTATGAGCCAAAGAATTACGCTCATTGCGGTATTAAGTTTTATCTTTTGAATGTCATTTATAAAATAATTTTGGCCCCTGTCTTTAAGCATTAAAAAAAACAAAGTTTCAAAATCTTGTTTGGTGAATAATTCGGGTAAAGTTTCCTTCAAAAATCCCCATTTAAAGTATATAACACTCTCAAAATCAAAGTTAAACAATTTACTACATCGTTTTCCGTTTTTAACCAAAAATTTAAAGTCTGTCGGATTAATTAAAGATAATTTCTCATTCAACATACCTACTTGATTTTATTTGAATTCTAGGTTTTAATTCAAAATACATTCTCATTGTGAATGCATCTAGCCTATCTGGGGAATGACCTATCAATTCTTTAATTTTTGACTTAGGCAATAATTGAATTTTATTGTCTTTGTCCAGTTCATATGATTGCAAACATTCAAATTCAGAAATAATATCTTCTTTAATCATTTCGCAATCAAAATAAATCATTCCTTTGTTTACCATGTCAGCTAATTCATAACCACATTCAGATTTAAGATTTTTATAATTTTTGCCTTTTATCGGGGAAGCGCCATTGTTAAACGGTTTGGCTTGTGATAAATAACCTCTTAAAAAAGAACCTAAACCATCAGCATCATAAACTATATTTGATTGCTTAACTTTAAAAGTTTCCGCTTTATTCCGCAAAATATTCTCAACTTCTTTTGCATCGCATTTATCAATTTCAGTATAGTCTATAACTCTGAATCCTTCCCATATTATTATGACAAATTTATCAGAACCATGAAGTGCAATATCCGCTGTAATATATTTTTCACCTTTTTCAACAAACGAATTAGTCCACATGGCATTAATAGCATCATAAGAGCATAATTGGTCTTGACTTTCTTGCTCTTCTGCTAAATACAATTGTTTAAAAACTTTGGAAGGTAAATCTTTTTGAGCCTGCAATATTTCTGATTCCTCCAAAATACCTTCATTAACGGCATCCCAAGCCGTTATTTTATAATAGGAATATTGTTTGTCGTTTTTAGCTTTTTCTTTTAACTGGTGCATCCAATTTGATACACCGCCAAAGTTTCCAATAAGTTTCATTTTGCCACCAGTTGCCGTTATTGTAGAACGCAATGCATAAAACGCCGTTACTTTTGCTCGTGGGGCTTCATCAAACACACAACTATAAACATCTTCACCAAAAAGATTGTCGGGCTTCTCAGCTGATTTAAAATGAATATGCGTTCCTATTGGAGTGGTTATAATTAGATTACTTTCGTTTATTTTATAAAGCCCTGTCTTTCTAACTTTTGCACGTAAACGATTAAATGCAATTTTAGCCTGAGCGTAAACGGGAGCCACCCACCAATGATTATAATTAGGTTTGTTCCAATCAGCGTGAGCCTGTTCGTATATCCACCAAATATGAGAGAATGTTTTTCCTACTTTGGTTGAAGCTTCTGTTATAGTAAATCGACTATCATTATAAAGAAATTTTTTTTGATAGCTTGTGAGATTTGGTTTTTTTATTAAAAGTTTCATTAATCAGTGAAATCAATTTGAATGGGGTTTTCTCCACCCTCAAATACTTTAATTTCCCTATCCCCGTATTTTTTAGGATTAAGTTTTGAAGCTAACCATTTACGAGCATCATAACGCAAACGGCTTCTTTGAATCCATTCATTATTGGGAATTATTCCTTTATCTGTAATAATTGTGTCACGGCTTGTTTCGTCAACAATATCAAACATTTCATCTGCCAATGCATCGGCACGTAATTCTGTCGCGCGCGCGTATTGTTTCTGTTTTTCTGAATCTTCTTCTATCCAGTCAAAAAATCTACTTGATGATAATTTAACTTCTTTTAAAGCATATCGCAAAGATTTACCATTTTCAATTAAATCAAAAATAGAATTAAAAATAGTTTCCTTATGTTTTTTTGAATATGCCATTATTTTATTTCAATTAATTCACAAACTTGCTTATCTATCAATTCTTTACAACGGTTAAGCGATACTTTATGCTCTTCAAAAGGCATCACCAACCTATCGAGTTGAATGTCGTAGTATTTTTTTATACATTTTACTAAAGCAGTTTTTTCCATTTTTCAATCCCTGATTTATGTCTATGAGTAAAAACCTTTTTTACTAATAATTTTGGGGTGAAGTCCGATAAATCTTTTTTTATGATGTAACCGTTTTTCTTGTTTATCATTTCGCTGGCACTTGAATAGTCGGTTGTAATTACTGTAGTTCCCAAAACCAATGCTTCTAATAAAACAAAACCGAATGCTTCATAATCTGACAACTGTAAAAGAAAATCAGCGTTTTTAATGAACGGGAACGGGTTTTCTACTTTACCATGAAATACCCATTCTTTTGGGGCAATTTTTTTTATATGATCTTCGTATTTTTTGTCATAACCGTTGCCAACAATATGCCAGACGTAATCAATGCCTTTTAATTTTTCTGAAACCTTTAGCATCCGTTCAAATCCTTTTTCACTGGATATTCTAGAAACGGTAACAAGGGTTAATTTTTTACTTTTTTTAGGTTCGCCAGCAAGTTCATGTATATTTGGGTTTAGCTCATTGTAAATTAAAATTGATTCTTTGTTATTTAACTGCTGATCTAATTGTTCTTTGCAGGTTCGGCCAACAGCAATGTAGTTTTCAATATTTTCTTTTGGCAGTCTGCATTTCATATCGTTTAAGCATCCGTGAACCCACCGCAATTCCTTCTTTGCTTTTATTTTATCTTTTACGCAATAAATAGAACAATAAACAACGGTATCAACTTCTATTTTTGTATAATTTAAATTAACAACAGAAGCATGTTTACTCATACGGATTAACATTTCAATGTCAGAATCTTTTGCCGTGTAAGCAATTATTATTTCGTAATTGGTATGCAGCTTTTCAATTAAGTTAATTATTGCAATTTCAACGCCTCCGATTGAATTAATATGGTGATAGTAAAAACAAATTTTTTTTCTATTAATTATGGGCGTTTTATTCATTGAAATACCATTTAATTTTCAATTTCTGAATGTTCGTTATCTTTTATCAGTTCAATTAATAAATTGTGCTTTTCAGAACCAATTGGAAAACATTTGTAAAAACTTCTTATGTCAATAGGAAGGTACCCGAAAAGATTGGTTAATCTGTCAATTTTTTTTTCCTGTATTACTTCTTTTGCAACCTCTAAAATCTCATCTTTATTCAACTCCATAATTCGAATCTTTTAATTACATAGTGAAATTACAAAAAAAAAGCACTCATTATGAGTGCTTTATCTTTTTTTACGGTATGTAGCAGATTTATAAATTAATAATCTTCTTCAATGCTTTGGTTTTGAAAATCGCCTTTATAAGATTTATGTTTTATCCAACGTCCAGCAGGGTCTTCTTTGCCATTCCAAACACTTAATGCAATTATGGAATCAAGAGTAAATTCTTTGGGAAAACAATATCTGCCATAATACCCGATTTCGTCTATGCCGTAGCATAAACCAATGGTATAAATAAAATTTTGCAGTCCGCAGATTCCTTTTCCTTCGATTACTTTTAAATTGTAATAGCCATTTTCTTTTAAAAAGATTTCTAAATAATTTAATCGTTCTTGGTCAGTCATTTTATTTAATAATTTCATCTATTAAATAAAAATCGTTTCCGAGGTCTTTAAGTCTGAAATAAGTTGACTGATTGCTTTCTTTTAGATTATATTTTTCTAAAATAATTTCAACTATTCCACGATTTGAAACATTAAGCTTTGAATATTTTGAACTTGATATTTTTGCGGGTAAACCTTCTGTGTCTGTAACTTGAAATAAAATTTTCCCTTCTAATGCTCCAAATTTTAATTTTTTTTCTGAACCAAATTTTTTAGATAAAAAATGTGAAAAAGTGATTCTACCATTTTGTTTATTTGAATTTTTATCTGTTTTGTAATAAACCATTATTTGAAGCTTCTCTTCGTTATAACTTTTGTTTCTGTAATCTGGAATTTCAATCCATTCAATTTGATCTACAAATTCATTTTGTGAAGAATCAGACAAATTAATTGGCTGGTCTTTTATATCAGGTGTTGGCGTTTCAATTTCATTTAATGTCGCTTCCTGTTCTAGTGTTTCGGTTTCGTTATTCATTTTTTATGGTTTAAATTAATACTTAAATTACTCAACTCTTACAATATTTCCTTTAATGCTTCTAAACCTTTTATCAGGAAACATTTTTTTTATTTTACAAAATAAAACTGAAAATGACCTATCAGCAAAATAATCATAATCATCCCTATTTTTTAGTATAAATTGAATTTTACTAAAACTATCCTCAATTGCCATTTGTGAAAGTGCATCATATATCACTTTCGAATACTTATCTTTCATTTCATTTCCGTTTTAAAACGGGGATTTGCCAAAGGGTATTTCCATCCCTCGGCTGGCCGATAGAACGGTTTTTGCAGTCAAATCCTCGATTTGTTTAACAAAATCTACTTCATTCGAGTTATTATCTGATAAATGTATTAATATTATATTATTAACGTGCGATAAATCGTTACTTTTTAACAAATCCACACAATTTTCAATAGAAAGGTGCGAATCCAATATTCTGTTTTTTAGAAACAATAAGTTGTTTTTACTGGTGTATTTTTCATTAATGATTTCGTTTGAATAGTTGGCCTCAATTATAATGTTATTCAAGCCATTAAAGCGATAATCACTATATTTTGAATCGGTTATAAAAAGCACCTTTCCGCAATCGGGGTGGTAAATCAAAAACCCAAACGGTTCAACGGCATCGTGCCGAATATCAAACGGCTTGATTAAGAACCGCCCAAGCTGGAAGGATTGGCCGTGTTGCACGATGTGGGTGCGGGCGTTGTGTATTGTTGTGGTATCGGTTTTTGATGCCGTGCCTTTCGACATAAAGCAATTTATTCCCAGCGATTGCACTTTTTGCACTTGTTTAGCGTGGTCACCGTGTTCGTGCGTAATGATACAGCCGACCACCTTTTGAAGATCAAAATTTAAAGCGATTTTCAATTGCTTAACGTTTATCCCCGCTTCAATTATCAAACATTCGTTTTGGTTTTCCAGCAAATAACAGTTGCCCGAACTCCCCGAGCCTAAAACACGTAATTTCATTTCGCTGGCTGGTTTTCTAATTCATCAATCATTTTTTTCCATTCAATTTTAAGGTTTTTTAAACCTATTAATTCTAAATCTTTTTCCATAATTGGCAACTGCATAAATATTAATTTATCCCCGTTTGTTATTTTTTTACGGCCAACGAGCAATCGGCTTTCTTCTGATAATTTGCCACTTTTATCATTTGATTTTGTTAGTTTACAGTTTAGCCCGTTTTTCATAACATTAAACAAATCTTGATAGTAACGTTCTTTATCGTTCAATTCGGAAATTTCACATTCACATAAAATTTCAAACTGATGATTAATTGCACCATATTTTTCAAGTGATTTTTGCAATAGAAATTGACCTTTGGCTTTGTTTTTTTTATAGCCGTTCCACCTTCTTAAAATATTTATGCTTTGGCCAATATAAACCCGTTTTGTCGGGCTGGTAATCTTATAAATACCTATCATTTTTTAGTGCTTTTTTCAATTTCTTCTATGCTGTCGATAAGATTTATTTGGTTGTGAACCTTACCTTTATCAATGTTTTTAATTTCGGTCGCAACCGCTTTTTTAAAAATTTCCTCCAGCCTTATTTTTCCAATCTTCTTAAAATCGTTTTCAGTTGTTGGCATTGGCGTATAAATTAATTTTGTGCCGTCCGTTTTTTTGTATCGTCCCATCTTTCTGATTTTTAGTTCAATAGCAAATGTAATAAAAATTAATTTAAATTAATTTTTATACACCCATAAAACGCACGGGCAAGCACATAAAAAAGCACAATCCAAACAACGGCAATCATCACTTTTACGATAATCATAATAACGTTGATGAATAACATTTGCTTACGGAATGATTTATTAATTTGGTCAAGCCTTGTCAAGTGTTCCTTTTCGGCTTGGGTTAATTCTTTGGCTTCTTGTGGCTCGGGGCTTTCAATTGTTGGCTTCATTCATTTTTTTGCGTTTTTCATAAATTATGGCATCAACGTAACGGTTAACCGTGCTTTCTTTCAATCCCGTAAGCTGGCTTATTTGCCAACTTTTATTCAAAATAACGCCTTTGTCATTGGTAAATCTAATTTTGCCAGTAAAATAGTTTTCAATCAATTGCTTTTGCTCATTGGTTAGCCTCTTGGGGCTGGGTGTATAATTAGAAAGTTTCATAACTCGCTGATTTAATGTTAAATAAAATTAATAAAAAAAGCGCAAACTTTACGGGGTTGCGCTTTTTTTTGGGTTTAATGGGTTAGAAATTAGGGTGTTCCGCTTCGTTTGTGTTGGCTGGTGCGTTACCCATTTCGTTAAACAGCGGGGCAACTGGTTCGGCTTGTGCTGGTTGCGCTGGCATATTGTTCGGCTGGGCTTCGTTTAATTGCTGGCTACCAACAATTTCGGCATCGTCAAAATCCATCACTTTTTTATTGGCATTTTGGGCAACCTCTTGGGCTAAATTTTCGCCCTCGTTTTCGCTGTATGTAATTGCGTTGGCCTGTTCCTCCAGCAAAAGGAAACGGGTTGCATATTCGTTCATTTTTTCGCTGGACAAAACGAAAGAATCAAAACAATGCCTTTTGATTGTTTTAATGCACATTTCTTCAAACCAGCCGTCAACTTCTTCGGTTTTGGCTGTTTTTTGGCCACCCTTCCAAATAGCTTTTTCCCCGCCCCAAAATTCAACACTGGCATTTTTTGGCTTACGTTTTTCAATATCACGCAACGTTAAAACCTTAACCTCGTTTTTGCTTTCATCCTCAAAAATCTTCCACCAGTAACCGCCAACAATATCGCCTCGGTTGAATGAATCGGTAACTTTATGTATTACCGTGTTCACTGGGTTGTCTTTATCCTTGATGATTTCTTGGAAATTGTCGTTGCTGTAAACCAGCTTAAAAACAATGTCTTTTGGGTATTCAATGGCAAAATTACGGGCTTTGGTTTCCATCCCCGCATAACCAAACATCGGGGTCAAATCATACTTGCCCAAAGCGTTGTTTTTAAAGGGTATGAAAAAAACCGAGTTTTTAAGGGAGCAATCAATCCCAATGCTGGAAAGGTCGGCCACATCTTGCGAAAGCTTATTCATATTTACATTTCCCCAGCTAATTTCCAAAGCATCACGGTACTGTTCACTCGTTTTTTGGCGTTTCAATTCGGCCGTTTTCAGCACCCCATCAATTACGATGAAGTACTTTTTTAATAATTTGTTTTGAGCATCGGAAAACTTAACAGATTGATCTATTTTTAATACTTCGCTAATAACTCCGTTGGTGAAACGTTCTGCGAAACCCTGTTGTTCTATCGGGGCTTTAAATTCTGCTACTTGTGTGTTTTTTGCTGTCATATTTTTTTAATTTATTTTTTTTTACTGATGTTATTATCCGACATACCTAAACGGATTTCTTGTTGTATTCTTTCTTTGAAAGCATCATAAGATTCATCTTTCATTTCCTCAACAGGAACAACTGCGAAAGAACCTTCTTTGCCACGATTTACTACCAATCGTTGTGTATCGGCTATATCCAAATATTTTTTTATATTCTTTCTAAACTCTGAAACGCTGATTATTATCATACCTTAATTTTTAAAATACAAGCCAATTATCATTAATGCTAAAATTGCAAAACAAATTACAATCCACTTTATAATATCTGTTGATTTGTTGGTTGGTTTTTTTATTGGACTTGGTTGTAAATCTTGAATTGCTTTAATTAGCTTTAAAGCACTTTCACTTGAAAGATTTAATTCTTTAGTAAAAATATTGAACATAATAACTTTTGGATCACTCATTTTTATTTATTTTATTAGTTTCTACAAACGTACAAAATTATGTACACTAAAACAAATAAAATAGCAGTTATTAAACCGCTATTTTAATTTTTGTTTCAGTTCTTAATACTTGGTCTTCAGGGCTAACAACCAAGTTTATAATTTGGCTTTTACATTCTATTATGTCAGTTACTGATTCCCTGTTATCAATTATAATCGGGGCCGAAACTTGGTAAAACTCGCAAAGCATATTAATGATGTCTAAGCCAATATTAAGTTTGCCAGCGGTGTTGACGTTAGAGTAAGGCACACCATCTAAAATAGCCTCGCAGCATTCAATTTCACCACCATTTATAAGGCTATCAAACATTTTGAATTTTACAAATTTAAGCTTGGCATTAATAGAACTTTCCAAGTGTTCAATTTTAACTTTATTGAAATTGTTAATAATAAATTGTTCCCTTTCAAAATCTAAAATATGCTGAGAAAGTATGCTTTCTTCGGCCTGTAGTTTTTTAATTCTGTTGTCGGCAAGTTTAATTTGTTCTTTGTCATGCATTTTTTTGTTTAACTCGGTAATTTTCTCAGCTAATATCTTTTTTTGATCGGTTAACTCTGAAAAATCAATCTTTGGCACTTCGACAATCGAAGCTTCTATTTCTACGATTTCAGATTTCTTTTGTTTGTAAAGTTCATCGGCTGCCAGCATAGTTTCAAAAATTTCGCTTTCGCTTAAAACAACGGTATTGGCCTGTAAGTTTTTAAATTCAGCTATCAATTTATTATTTTCATCCTGTAGCGTTTTAATTTTATCTTTTCCGTTTTCAACTCTTTTATTCAGTGCCTCCATTTCTAATTGTTGACTGTTGAAAATTGATGTTAAAGATTTCCCAGCCTCGGAAATTTTAGAAAGCTCAATTTGTTTGGAAGTAATAAAATCCGACTGCATTTTAATTTTTTTGGCCTCAATGTCGGTCGCTTCAAAAGCACGTTTACAGGTCGGGCAGTCGAAACACTCATTATCAAAATTTAATTCCTTAGCGTTTTCCGTGTGCCACTGCTCCCGCTTTGCAATTATTTTATTATTGGTTTCTAAAATTTCACCTCCTAGTAATTCAATTTTACTGTTAAGAGTATCTAAACCATTTTCGTAAGTTTTGATATTACTTTGATTTTCGTCAATCTTATTTTGAAAATCAATTAAATCTTTGTTTTGGTCTTCAACTTGCTTTTTAGCGTTAGATTTTAAAATACCTTTTTGCACTTCAATCCAACTTCTAAGGGTATTGATTTTTGATTTCAACTCATTGTTTTTCTCAATCTGAGTATCAAACATTCCTGATTTATCCTGTATAGCTAAATCAATTTTATGAAGCTCCTCTGTTTTAATTTCGAGCATCAAACTAACCTGATTAAAGTCAATCCCTTCGGCCTTACCTCTGACAACTTCATCAATTCTGGTGGGTATTGATTTTAATTCCTCTTTGGCTTTTTTAATGCTGGCTTGTTTTTCCTTGCTATATTCCTCTAAAGTTTTATTATTGCTCAATTTTGAAAAAAGTTTTTCAAATCCTTTGTTTCCTTTGGCTAACGCTTCGTCGGTAACTTTATCTGAAATTTTTATTAGCACCTCTCTACGGTCTTGCCATTTAAGCGACATGAAAGCATTAGGATTTGTGATTAATTTAAAAACTCCTTCGTCACAAATTAAATTTACTTTCTCCTGATATTCTCTGGCTGTTCCCATCGGCACATCATTCCAATAATGTTCAATAGTATTCCCTTTAAATACTGATAATTCAGCACCTTTAGGTTTTACCCAATTTTCTTTTAAGACTTTTCTAAGTACAATAGTCTCACCATCTACAATCATAGTGGCTGTAACTTCGTGTTCTAGTTTTTCAATCACTTTATTGTTTTGGTCCAGCGTTTTAAGCTCAAAATCTTTGCGGTCTTGGCTGTCTTTACCAAAAAGAACCCAGTGCCAACCATCTGAAATTGTAGTTTTCCCTGCTTTATTCTGTCCATAAATATCAGTGTTGTGTTGAAAATCAATCGAAAGGCTTTTTATTCCTTTGAAGTTAACTAACTGTATATTTTTTAGTTCTATTATTTTCATGCTTTTTTAATTTTAAAGATTTTTTTTGCTTTTACTTCCTCTTTTAACTCAGTGTCAAACTTTGTAATTATACATACCTTGTTGACGTATGAGGAATTTCTTTTGGTTCTTGAAACGGTATGGATTGAGACTTTTATCCAATCGTTTTTTGGGTCGTCGAACAATTCATTTATTGTGTCGTAGTTCCAAACTTCACCTGTTGCCCTTGATTCTAATCTGTAAGCTAGTTTTTTCATAATGTTAATATTTATAAGGGCAAATGTACAAAATAATTTTATTTATTTAGTAAATTAAAACAATAAAATAATTAATTCAATTGTACGGTTAAGTCGATCTTTGCAAGATATGATATTGTTTGCCATGCAGTGAAAAAATGTAATTCCCCTTCGTGGGTGACTACCGTATAAAATACGGCAGTTCTTTTGGTTTCTGTTACTTTCATAATTTTTGGTTTTAAAAGTTTGTAAATATTTCAGTGTTTAAATTTGAGTTGTAAACGTGACCTGCATGTTTTTTATATCCTTGCTCTTTTATCATTTTTCTAATTTCTTTTTGAGCATCTTTTTTTGTTTCAAAACTTAAAACACTAATCGTTTGTGTTGTTGTCATTGAGTAAGCAGATTCTAAAGTTTCGATTGTTAAAGTGAAAGCCATAATTTCTATTTTTTTATTTGTTTTATTTTGATGAAGCAAATATATAAAACTTATTTAAAACTACAAAATAAAATAATCTAAATTGTAGTTTTAAATATAAACTTTAACATTTAACTTTAAGCTTCCAAACCCCAGCGGTGAACTGGTCTTTTTGTTCTATTGCAAAAGTCTCGTTTGTATAACTCACATTGCAAACCGTTGTTTTGCTGTTCGGGTAATTTTGTACTAGTATCATAATTAATCAGCGTTATAGATTCCGCATCCGTACCAAGCTGCTGCGCCATCGTTATTGACAATACTTTTTTGATTTTCAATTTTAATTATCTGTAAAGCATTATAATAAACTGTTTCAAACCCAATCCAACGTTCAGATTTTATCAATTTATTCATTCTTACTACAACGGCCTTAAAACCTTTTTTTGTTTCCTTCCAAGCTTGTTTTAAAGCTTCTGAGAAAGTAACTGTTTGCGTTTTGAAGATTGCCCAAGCTGTTTTAAAAATTTGTGATTTCATAATGATTTGTTTTTTAGTTCTAATAATTCTACTTTTTACAGGGCTTATTTAAGCCCTAATTGTTTTCTAAATGTTTCTTGAACTATGCTTTTTGCTTCTGAATCTGAAAATCCTATTGCTTTTGCTTTGTTTACTTGCAATAAGTAAAAGTTTTTTAATTCGTTTTCTGTAGTTCCTAGTAATTCAGCTAATTTTTTCATGGTGATATATTTTGTTTGTTGTTATCTGAGTACAAATATAGAACCTTTATTTGGATATACAAAATAAAATTTTCTATTTTGTATATTTTATTTCTTAAACATCTAATTTTAAGTTATTTATATATTAAAAAATTATTGTCTTTTTTCTGCTATTCGTTGGTATCTTATATATAAATCAAAATAATACCTTTCGACAAACCCACATTCGGCATAAGTCTTGCCGTTGATGAACCAATGACCATCAATTATTACAATTTCTAGTTTAATAGGAAGTTCTTTTTTAAGTTTTTCATAATCATTCATAAGCAATTGATAATCAATACAATTGCTATCAAAGAAAATAAAATTAAAAAGAAAATCAAAGCTAATTTGCACCGATTTTTAAACTGCTCCCATTCGTATTCATCCTCTAAATTTTCCATATTAGGCTAATTTTTGATTAATCTGACTGGTGATATTCCTTGCCATATTTGCATAAAAATGATCTGATTCATTGTCCTGATAACCCGACATAAATTTTTCCAATACAACAGCCTCATGGTATTTAATCTTCAATTTATATTTTTTTCTTGTGTCAACACCATTGCTAGAATCAAATGAATGCTCCTTTTTTAGCACTTTTTGCGCTACATCAAAAATAATGCTCCAAGTAAAAAAATCCAGTTTGCTAATTGCTTTTAATGAAACTGGTCTGACTGCCTCAATGTTTCTGGAAATGTATATTATTTCGTCAACAGTTAATTTTAAATCAATATTCATTTTAAAGCGTTTTAAGGCGTTGTTTTTTATTTTATTGGTATTTTATTGGAAAAAAATTATTCTTGTAATTGCGGCGTTCTGTGGTGCTGATTTGGGGTTTCTGAAAACAAATCAGCACCGTGTTTTTGTTTTTTAAACCATTCAAAGAAATTTCGTTTGAATTGATTAAAAGAAAGATTGTTTAGATCATCGTCTGAAATTAATTGGCCTGCATTGGCTAATGAATTTTGATAAAAACTTATTTCATTGTAAACAGCCTGAGAATTAAATTCAAATGGGTGGTTGCATTCTTTGTTAAATTTAATCCTAGCCGTTTCCAGTGCGCTGGCATCCGCTTGTAACTGCTCAACAAATCCCCGTGTTTTTTTATTGAAATTTTCAATAAGCTTTTCTCGTTGTTCCTTCATTTTTGGCGATGTATTTAAAACCGCTGATTTGGGTTGCGCTGATTTGAATGGCTTTTCTGAAAATTCATTTTCAACCCACTTAGGAACTAAATTTTGCCACTTCACAATTTTTTGGCCTCTGGCTTTGGTCCATCCTACGGATTCCCAATGATTGAAAAAGTTTTCAGCACTGGCTTTTATATTTCCTTTTTGAAAAAACAAAATAATATCATTGAGGGTGGGTGGCAAAAAATTTTCTTTTTGCCCACTCTCAATCTTTATTGTTTTATTATTTGTTTTATTATCTGGTATTGTATTTACCATTTGGGATATTGACATTTTACCATTTGGTAAATTCTCATTTTCCTTTTTGGTATCTTCCATTTTCCCAAATGGTAAAATGCAATTTTCCTGCAAAAATGAATCAAATTGTTCGTTTGCCCCCTCAATATATCCATTTTCTAAAACAACTAAAGCAGGAGTTTTTAAAGTTAATTTCTTTTCTCTAATAAGAGGTTCATTGATACAATACCATTTGGTTCGGTCAAAATGTAATTTGTTATAATTTCCGCTTATTAAAACACCTTCTTTTTCCAACTTTATCAAAATAGTTGAAATCTGTTTTTCTGAAAAATAAGGGTAATATTGTTTGAATCCAGATATACTGTTGTAAGTCCAGTAATGGCCATCGTGGAAATTACGATTGCTAGTTTTATTTTTAAAAATCCAAGAACGAATGTGATTTAAAATAACAGAACCATTAACACCAAATAATGTAGCTTCATCTACATCGAAATAATTTAATTTAGTACTCATTTTTTTTACTTTTAATAGTTATTTTTTCATTTTTCATTTGCATAACTCACCAAATTCACTATTTTTGCAAATGGGAAAATAGGTTGTGAAATCGGGTTAGGTTGTGAAATCGGGTATTGTTATACAACAATACGTTTGGGAATAGCTTACTAAAAAGCTTCCGGATTTTAATAAGCAACGGTTTTAATCTTTTTTTCTAAATTGGAGTGCCTGCCAAGAAACCCAAATCAAAAAATTTAAATTTAAGAGGCTTTAACGCCTCTTTTTTTTGTGCCTATATTTTTTCATTTTAACATATCATTAATTATTTAACTTATTTTTTTTTGAAAGGACAATAAAATTAATAAATTACTTTCAATCATTTAATTTTCAGCCTGTTAATTTTTGGGCATAAAAAAACCTCCAATTTAAAGAGGCGTAGGGAATCTTTAAATGAAGGTGTTTTATGTCTTACAAACGGCTCAAAACTGTAAATCAATACAGTTCCTACGCCGTTTTGATTTGGACAAATATAAAATCATTTTTTGAAATACAAAACAAAAATGTTAACTTTTTTTAATATTATAAAATTTTAATAAGTCCAGTGCCATCAAAATAAACATCTGCAACAATCAATGTCCCGCTATCATTATCCATTATTCCAGCTTTAATAATATTTTTTACATTAGAATCAAATTCTTTTTGTTTAACAAAAATTGCGTGTACCGAATTAATTTCATCAATAATCAGGTCAATAAGCTTTTGATCTGTAGTAATAATTTTAATCCCAAAATATCGAATCCCGACTTCTGTCATGCATTTATAATAAAAATCACAATCAATCTTCATTTTTTAATTTGTTTGCTGTAATTGTTTCTAACCTTTTTTGTGGGTTTGGATTCCATTTAGGTTCTTTCGCACTTCCCCATCTATTGCCGTATTTTTCCCGCCTTGTTTCCCAATGTTTTGTTGGGTTTTTTAATCTGTTTGGCTGGCTGCGTATTAAATCTAAATGTCCAATCCATCTGACATTATCCCAACGATTATTGGAATGATCTTTTACTATGTGTGTAGCATAAATCGCCCTTCCTTCCTTTTCAAGTTCTTTAATATACTTTGGTTTTTTAACAAAATGATCTGCAACAGCCCTATGAATATAAATTGTTTTATTTTTTTTCACACCTTTTTTATCAGTAGCCACGATGCTGGTAAAAAAGAACGGTTCAATACCATTGGTTCTGGTGGCTTTTATTCGTTGAGGATATACTCTAAAATACTCCACACCATTGCGTACGCCTATTGAAATATTCCTTTCCAAAGATTTTATTCTACCAAAATTTGAAATTTGATAATGTTTTAAATCATAAAGACGTGTACAAAGTTCTATTTCAATTTTCATAGTATTTTGAATTAATGTTTGCTATTGAGAAACCTATACATTTTTAAATTGTAGTTAGAAATTAAAAGATTTGTTGCTCCTAAAAACAAGTAAAACAAACCCTTTTCAATAATTCCAAAATATAAATATACTATGCTTATTGATATAGTCCACAATGAAGCAAGTATAAAAATTAAAGTTAAAATCAGCGAAAATTTTCGAAACATTTCTATAATATTTATTTAAATATAAAATTTTTTTACATCACATTGTTAATATTTTTTAACAGGAATTCAAAAATAATATTACATTTGCGGACATCACAATCACAAAAACCATAAAAATATGTCTCAAATAGTAAATCTTGAAATTACAAAAGACGAAGCAATTTTGCTTAACTCTTGTCTTAATGCATGGAAAGTTATTATGTTTAAAGGAACCAGCGAAGACAAAGAAATAGAACAACAGGCAAAGGAAAACGGGATTACATTACAGCAAATTCAATCTAAAATACCTAAATTTATCTAATCCTAAAAGTTAAGATGTTTTTTTAAACCTCGAATGTTGCTCAATCATTCGAGGTTTTTTGTTTTTACTTATATTTTTGATTTTGGAACGCTTATCAACTCACCATGTGACTTTTCGTATTGCGTAATTGTTTTTTTTAAAGCCGAATTAATAATATCGGTAAGCGTTGTCAGTTCGTGGTGAGCCATAATCTTAATTTTTTTATGTATTTCCTTAGATGTTAAAAGCGTTACCCTACTGTTATACTCAGTAACTTCTTTTTTAGCTTTTTCAACTGGTTTTTTTGTTTCTATTTCTTCAATAGACATATTGCTTACATGGCTAATTTTTGGAGTTTCTGTTTTTTGATCTTCATAATGTAAAACCGCTGGGATTTCCTTTGCTCCACGATCGCCAAAAAGAGCCTCATAACCGCTAGTCATATCCTTTGTTTTGTCTTTTGTGATAGTTGGTTTCATTTTTTATGTCTTTTAATGATTTCTTTTGAAAGTTCTTTGTAATCCTCAGCACCGTTGCTAGCTGGGTTGTATCTGAAAATATCCTGTTGAAATGCTGGTGCTTCTGCTAATGAGACATTATCTCTAATTTTAGATTCAAACAGTTCGTTTGGAAAATATTTAGTTACAATATCCAATGTTTTTTTGTTTAACTTTTTCCTACTATCGAATTGAGTTAAGAAAACGCCGCCAACGATTAAATTTGGGTTTAGCCTTTTTGTCATTAGCTTAATTGTGTTTATCAGTTCCGATAAACCTTGTGTAGCTAAAAATTCAGACTGCAACGGAATGATTATTTCATCTGAGGCCGTGAACGCATTGAAAGTTAAAAGCCCCATCGCTGGCGGGCAGTCAATCAAAATATAATCGTAATTGTGTTTTATTGGGTCAATGATTTCTTTTAAATAAAATTCCCGATCCATTTTAGTACTAAGTTGAATTTCAATAGCTGCTAAATCAATTGTGGCAGGTATTAAATAAAAGCCTTTCAATATTTCAATTGGCTGTATTTTATAATGCCCACACAAAGCACCATAAATGTTATTTTCTGCTTTCACAACTCCTAAAGATAGACTTAACGAGGATTGCGGGTCTAGGTCTATAATTAATACTTTTTTCTTTAATTGGTTTAAGGCTGAGCCAATGTTTATTGTTGAAGTGGTCTTTCCCACGCCTCCCTTAGCATTCGACAAGGATAAAATTTTCGTCATAGGTTTAGTTTTAATTTTGGGTTTATTTTAATTTTGGGTTCTTTTTAAAAAGTATTTTGAAACTTGATTCATTAGACTTTCAAATATTTTCATTGCTTCATCTTCTGGTAGTTGTCCCGCATCATCACGGAGCAAAATCAAAATTTGACCAACTGCTCCATAAAAAGCTTGCCTAGTTTGAATTTTCTGTTCTGGGTGCATTGTTTCCTCGCTCAATGCTACCCGTTTTAAATAAAGTTGATATTGGTATTCTAAATTGAATTTTTCCATATTGAAAAGGTTCTATTTTTTATCACTTGAAATATAGTTTGGAACTTTTATCGTAGTTGGTAACCCACATTGATTACAACACCATGTTTCCCCTATTCTAGTTTCACAAACACAATTCTTTGAAAAGTCATATTTGAATTGTTCAGCATATTTTTCCATGGCTGTAGCAGTACAAAGCCAATAATCACTATTTGTCATGTCGTTTGGTTTATAACCATCAAAACCTAATTCAATTAAAACTTCTTTAAAAATTTCATGTGCTGATTTCATGCGGTAAATGTTTTTTATTAATATTATACATGCAATATTACAAATATTTTTTTAACATACAATATTACAAAAACATATTTGTAATACTTAGCATAAAATATGTATTTGTAATATTTGTAACATTTACCATATTTGTAATATTATATGAATGAGTAATATTTAGGAAATCCATAAAAATGCGTACAATGCGTAAACAACGTACTCAAATACGTAAACCTGTATCAAATCCGTACAAAAAAAATACGTAACCCGTACGTTATCTATACGTTAGTTACTATTAAAAAAGTGGGTAACAAAACAGTTACCCATTCGTTGCCCACTTTTTTATAAACGATTGAAGCCACACCGTTTTATTGTGGGTGTGGCTTCCTGCTCGCATAGGGATTTCATTGTTACTATCTTTTCATCGGTTGTTTTATTAGGCTGTTGCATTCTGAAACAACAAAATCGAATGTAACCCGCTTATACACGGCAACGAAAAAACATTACTTTCCCCTCTCTTTGTGGTACTGTTATTAATAAATTGGTGTTTCTGGTTTTTGTAATGCTTGGTAATGAGAAAATCTTGTAATTTTATTGCCTATGTATTTTGGATTGAAGTGTTGTAAAGTAATTAATTTTGTATTTCTATTGAACCAATAATATTGACCTTTTATTTTCGGAAAATCGGCTTCACTTTCTATTTTTATCCAGCCGTTGTTTTCTTCGATGCCTTGCAATGATTTTGGCCTAATTGAATGAGCGTTGTTAATTTGTGATTCACAAGGAATTTCGTTTGTCAATTGAATTATTAACATTAGGTTTTCATGTCCTATTTTAAGCTTGTCTAACCAGCCATTAACATCAATGAAATGTTTGAAAAATTTATAATGAACTCCGTATGCTTCTTGTATTTTTTTTTCTTTTGTCATAATAATTATTTATGAAACTTATTGCAGAACCCGCAATAAAGGTTTTTTATATCTTCTGGGTTGTAGCTGATTTTTCCGCACGTAAGGCATTTAATGCCGTGCTGGTGCATCCGTTCGGATATTATTATTTGATAACCTCTTTTAATGTCGTTTGCTGTTGGCTCTTTATTTTCCATCGTTTCAGTAAATCATATTAAACCCATGTTTCAACTATTTTTTTATCATCGCTTTCGTCTCTAGGTATGGCATATAATCCCATTTGCCGAAGTGCGCTTCTAATTTTATTCAAATCCGAACCAATCATAATAATATTCATTGCTGTAGGTTCGTTATCGGGTGGTACAACTTCCCACCTACGGACAACGTATGTATCAGGATAATCGATAGGGCTATTGTAAACAGTGTATAAATTCATATTTAATAAACATTAAAAGTTATTTCTTCGCCATGACAATATAATTTACCACGATGCCAGCACGTGCCTCTATTACTTTTAGACCTATAATGAGAGCATTCAGATTTTTTGCACATTGATCTTTCAATTATTTCTAAATCATGCGTACACCAAACAACATCCTTTGTGTCGTTATCTGGCAACGCTTCAATTAATGTAATCTCTTTTAAATCATCATTTTTAGCATCGCACAAATGACTTTCCAATGTAGTACACATTGTATCATCAATTGATTTGAAGTATAATTTTTGCTTTGTCATGTCTTAAATTTAATCAATTATTTTTTCGGCAACATTTAAAATACCTATCTTGTTATTTTCCCGCCTTTCAATCTCAACTATACATTGAGACAACTCAGATTTAAAACCAAAAAGATTCATTATTTCTTGAACTATTGCGGGATGTGGAATGGTTTTACCTTTGTTGATTGATATTGAAAGATGCTTTAACTTATATTCGGCCATAATATCAATAGTAAAAACAATTTTAGTGCCAAATCGATCAACTAAATAATAACCTTTAATGTCTCCCGCCATTGGTTTGGCTCCGTTCATCATATCTAAAATATCATCTACATATAATGGGTTCGCTTCTGCAAATTCAACTACATCTTTAACTCTTTGTATAAAATTTGGTTCAATTATAAATATCATGCTATTTTATTAAAGGTTTAAATAAATATTATTTGATTTATGATCCATTTCTATTTCGTATTTTGTAAGCTCTACATCAGGCATGTTACAAACATTATTATATTCACAATTAAAAATAGGCTTAAATTTCTTAATTAAAAAAATCTCAACTATTTCAACCAAATCGCTTTCAATTTCACAAAAAGAAAAATATTTATAATATTCCCTTTTTGCCAAAGTCAATCTGTTTTCATATTTTTCAAAATCTTCAATCCTATCAAATTTTAAAAATAAGTGTTTTCTTAGTCGTTGTCTGATGCAATTTTTTGATTTTCCAACATAAAGAAGTTCTTTGCTTTGATTATAAAAAAAATAACAGCCCTTTGTATTTCCTTTCGGCAAATTTTTTTCTGAAACTTCCAACAATCCAGAAAAATTGTCAATCTCATATTCAAGTTTTAATCCTATCATTTTTTTCTTTTTCCGCTTAAGTTTAAATATAATTCGTTCAGTTCCTCTTGCCTAATACCTAAATAAGTTCTGGTCGTTTTTAAATCCCTATGATTAAATAAATCCATTAAGTAAATCAAACTTTTTTCACTTTCATTATTATTTTTAAATATTCTACGCCCAAAAGATTTTCTAAAAGTATGAGTACTGATATTTAACCCCTTTTTGATATCATCGGCAAAAATTTCTTTGAAAGTAGAATTTAGATGCTGGACTGAAACAACGGTTTTCTTTTTGCTCAAAAAAGGACTGCCAGTATATTCAGGTTTTATGATTTCGTGTATTTCATCATTAAAGGCAATCGTTTTTTTCTTCTTGGTTTTTTTCTCAATAATGTTAATTGTTTTGTTTCTTAAATCTTCCCACGTTAACGGCAAAACATCTGAGGAACGCAAGCCAGTATTTGTTGCAACAACTATGTAATTTGAAATGTATTTTGTTTTTGGGTCTTTTGACAAATCACGAGCAACACCCATTAAATAATTATAATCCAAATAATCTGTTTTTGTTTCCTTTTTTTTCTTTTTCGTTGTTTCCATATTTTTTTTTTCAAAGATACAATTTAATATTCAGTATCTACACAAATATAACACATATTGAATATTAAAACATTTATAGCCCTTGTAAAATAAGCTAACTTACTAAAATATAAAATGTTAACAAAATTACATTTTCTAATATTCACTTACTGTAGTATCTGAATATTAAAAAAATAGATTCAAAAAAAACCGCCAAAATAAATCAGCGGTTTTCAGAAATTAAAACTTTGGACGGACTTTAATTTATGTTTTTGAATATGTTTTTGGTCTTGATTGAGGAACATGATTTGAAACTTCCTCAATATCCTTAACATCGATTTCGTTGATTACATTTTCTTTTTTTAAAGTTTCTAAATCTGAAAAAGAAACATTAAACTTTTTTTTAAGCAATTCATTTTCGGCTTGCAAATTTTCAATTGTAATACTTCTTGCAGTATTTTCCAATTCGAGTTCATCCGCTTTAACCATTTTTTGTTTTATCATTTGCCCAGTAAGCAAAACGGATTGGACATCTTCTTTTTTAAAACATCTGCTTTGGTATGCTCCTTCGATAACACTGTCTAAAAATTCACTTAATTGTTGCGTTTCCATTTTCATTTATTTTTAAGTTACTTAAAGGTATAAATTATTTATTTTTTTTCTTTTGTTTTTGCATTATAATTGCCGTGTCTTTTTTAGAAGCCGTGTCTTTTGCGTTTTTGTTAACTTCCATTTTTGGATTAAATTCTGGTGAAAAATGTAAATGCGTATGACACCCATCTACAATAAACAGAATAAAAATAAAAATTAGTATTATTTTTAATTTTAACATTTCAGATGTATTTTAACAATAATAGATGTCTTTAACTTGCCCAAAATCGTTGATTAAATAGCTAATATTATTATTTACACAATTAATATAGTTATTACCACCAAAAAAAGGTTCTGTAAGTTCCCTATCATTATAAAAAACGGTGTCTATAACTGGGTTTATCCTGTTGGTATAAACAACATCAAGGTCTTGCGTAATAACTGAACAGCTTGTCATTTTATTTGCGGAAAGCGAATCTTGATTGAAATCAAAAGCAAAATACTCACCATCATCTAATAGCGTTATCATTAAAACATTATTAGACATATAACTATTAGGGTCTGAAAAACTATTATCTGCAATTATCCAATACGAATATGCAGTATTTGGGCTAAGCCCAGTATCTACATAACTATATATATCCCCAGCTAAATTTGCTATTATAACATTATCCCTATATACATGATAAGCTCCATTTTCTTGGTCAACTACATTATTCCAACTAAAACTATTTGAAGTTGAAGTACTATTGCCAGCAGTCAATATAAAAACAAGTGTATCATGTGAGTAACCGTACCAATCATTTGGTAGTACATAAGGACCACCCGCATTAGCCTTGTTTTTAGGGGTTGAACCATTTATAGCCAATGCCCACAATGCGCCCCACTCTCTAGGTTGTACAGCTATTCCCAACTCATTCATTATTTGATCGGTGCTTATAGCACCACTAGAAGGAAGTGCCATTTTTTAAAGTTTTAAAGTGTCTCGTAAATGATTAAGTTCATATTTTAATTCTTTTATAGCCTCAACTAAAACGGCAACCATAACTTGATAATTAACAGATTTTAATCCTTCTGGTGTGTCTTGTGTTTTAACTAACTCAGGGAATACTTTCTCTAAATCCTGCGCAATAAAACCAATTTGATTTTTATCTTTAGTATCAGTTCTATCGAATTTAATACCTTTTACTTTCAATATTTTTTCTAATGAATTTTGTAATGGCTGGATATTGGTTTTTAATCTTTCGTCTGAACTTGCAGTGACTGTTCCAGTTGCAAGTATATTACCGCCAACATGAAGTTTTTCAGTTGGGAAAGTAGTTCCGATACCTATATTAGTTGTTGAATCATTAATAAAAAGAGTATCAACACCAGTTGAATTTGTGAAATTTAACCCTTTATTTGTGGCATTGTAATATATTTGAGCAAAATTTGTAGGAGATGAAAGTCCAATAACAAAAGCATTTGTTTGAGAGTTTAAATGTATTCCACCAACTACTTCTAATTTTGTTAGTGGATTAGTAGTGCCAATCCCAACGTTGCCATTTCCTAGAATAGTCATTCTAAGATTACTTTGAGTAAGAAAACTTAATGGTAAATTTCTACTTTCATTAAAGTAAGAACCACTAATATCACTTACAATTTGCATTGCTCCAGTTGAACCAACTTTCATGTCTATAAGACAACCTCCGCCAGCTAATGACAAAGACCTATAACCCGTAATATCTGTAGGTGTTGTAGTCCCAATACCTACATTGCCGTTAGGGTCAATTCTAATTCTTTCCACACCGGATGTTAAAAATGTAAAATCCAATGCATCTAAATATAATGTCTTGTTAGCGTTAGCGGCATCATTATAAGTAGAAATATAGACTCCCTCACTAGCATTTATAAATCCTATATTATGGTCACTTCCAACATTTATTTGAAATTTTGCTGAGGGTGCTGGTGTTGTAGTACCAATACTTACATTTGTACCATTATCATAAATTACACTATCGGTTTGAGTTGTGGCCCCACTCCATTTTACTATTCTATTTGCTGTTCCTGTTCCGCTTATTCCCCCACCTATGGCATCTAATTGTGCTTTTGTTACAAAATGATTCGCAGCTGTTGCATTCGCACCAGATACATGACCTCCTAAATCTATTGTTACTAGTGGAAATGGGTTTATATCTACACTACCTGCTCCAAAATATAATTTATTTGATATATCTATACCTATTGCCCATCCAACTTGACCCTCTCTAGTTAAACCATAATAGTTATAATTATTTGTATCTGATAATCTAGTTACAGATATAATACCGTAAGGGTCATTATTTGCACCCCCCATAGTAACTGCTATTTTAGCGCTAGGAACTAATATATCTCCATCAAATATACTAGTACCACCAACTCTAAATTTAACTCCCGCTGTATTATTAGTTGTTCCAATTAATACGTTACCATTAAAATAATTGTTTGCAGTTCCTTGAAAGTAAGCATTCCATTTTCCTGTTCCAGCAGATACATTTGTCTCTATACCTCTTGAAATTGCACCTCCTAATAAGTCACCAATTCTTACGCCCCACGCATTTAAATTATTATTTTGTGGGTTAAAAGTGGAATCAAATGCAATGTAATTTGTTATCGTATTAGTATTATTGAGCAATATAGGATTAGTACCCCACGCAATATAAGTTCCTATTGTTCCAGTTCCCGCTCCCGACAATTGTACTTTTGCAGTCGTAAGACCAGTAATATTTCCTGAGTTTCCGATTTGAGGATTTAACGTCAATACATTAATAGTTCCATTATAGGCAGTTGATTTATTAAATACTATTGATTTCTCAAAACCATTTATTTGACCCCCAGAAAAACCATCCTCATTATATTGTATTGCATCTCTTTGGATTAATCTACTGGTGTTGTCTGTTCCTGTTAACACAATTGTTCGGCCTGTTGTAGTGTTCCCACTTGGCAAAACTCTTGTGGTAATTCCACCAATAAAATTATTTATATTAACAATTCCTCCTGCTCCAATACCGCTGTCAGTAATTGAACTATTTACAAAACTGGAAGCCCCTTGTTTTACGACAGTATTTAAAGTCAATCCTGTTTGATTTTGTTTAGCATTCCAGTTCGCAATGTCTGCTGATGTTACGTGTAAAAATGCTGGGTTGTCATTTTTACCTGATAATAAATCATGCGATGTAACACCCACACTTGAACTTGATGAAGTAGATGTACTAGGTTGAAAATAAAAATCGTTAGGGTCTATTAATTGTGAGCCGTTTGCATTTGTTCCTGCTCTCAATAAAAATTTACCTAATGTTATGGCATCCCCAGCGGGTAAAATATCAGGAAAAACAACAGAATTTAATCCAGCCAAGGCATCATCTCTATTTGCAAAAATGGCATTAACCCCAAATTGAGGTGTATTAACTGTTGAAGCTTTTGTTTGTATTACCATTGTTCCCGTAACCGTTACCAATAGCCTATAAACCTGATAAGAAGTATTTGCAACAGAACCAGCCCCAACAACCCCGCTTGCTAAATACCATTGAGCTGGGTTTATAGTTGTAGAAAGTGCAATATTAACCGCTAATGAAGTAATGTTTGGGACTGCAAATAAAAACTGCATAGGGTTTGGATTAACCGTATCAGCAACCGTTAAATAATTTGGGTCAAATTTATTATTTGAATAATTAATAGAATTTTTAGAAAAAGAAACGCCTCTGTTCCCAAATGAAATAGATGCAGCACCAGAAGGAACTATATAACCGCTAGCAGATACCTTCCTATCTTTGTCAACTGGATTATTATAGGCTATATCTGGGAAGTATTTTGCTGAAACAATAGTATAAGTACCTCCCGCATTTTGAACCAACAAACGGGCCATGTAGCAAATATCCAAATCATAAACTTTCGATGTTCTGTAAACGGTATTACCTAACCTATCTAAGCCTACATAGAAAATCCCACGCGTCCCAGCGGTTAATGGTGTATTTGTTGCGTTAACAACAAAAACTTTATCCCCATAATCATGAATAAAATCAGCGATTAAATTAGCTGGTACATCTGGCAAAACATCATTTATAAAAAGTATTCTATCGCATTGGGTAATAGTTAATGTGTCCGCTGGTGCAATAGTCAATACCGAAACATCGACATCGGGTCTTATAAGCCCCGTTTGATATAAATCTTTGATGTTTATTTTACTGATTTTAAAGCCCGAAATTAAATTAGATTCTGTATTATTTAATTGTTCTTGAACATTTGCGCCAGTAAGATAAATTAAACTCGGAATAGCTGGGACTTGAATTGCTGTTGTTTGATGTGGGTTTTCAGTATCATCAATATGGGCATCCAAATCAGTTTGATCGGCCTTGGTATTAAATAAAACCATTAAATCAAGTTGATTGCTTATATCCCCTGTAATACTTCCCCATTCATTGTTAGTGTCTTCACCACTCATAACCCAAGCGAAAGCATTAAATTGCCATAACTGTATAGGCAAATCATCTTGGTCAACTTGTAAATAAAAATCGGCTGGTTTATAGGTAGGTGGTGGTGTTACGTTTGGGTCATCCATACCAGTATATAACTGAACCCCGTTGTTTGTTATATCATTGAAGTTATTTTTTAATGAATTAATAGCTTCAACAATTGTTTCTTTTTCATCAGTTGTCAATGCCTCTAAATCACCAATAGTGTTATTTGTAAAATCGGTTAATAAAACTAAAATAGGGTTTAATACTTCGGCAGTAATTTCATTGTTATGATTAGTAACAATGAATGTGTTTATCTGTGTAATTACCTCTGAATATGTAGGTGTTGCCATGACTAATAATTATTAAAATCATTATTGAAATCATCATTAAAATCACCGTGAGGCGTGAAGGAAACATTTTCAAATAAATTATCAAACGCATCGTCGTCACCTTCATAAATAAAAGGCAATTCATCTTCTAAAGCATCTGACAACGAAATCAATTTTATTATTGCACCGCCTCCAGAATTTTGCGGGTCAAAGGTGTAATTTGAAGTAGTCATTCCGTATTCAAAACCGTAAATTTCTACAGTACCATCATAAAGCTGCAAGGCGCAAAAATAATCGGCATAATCCAATTGTTTTAAGGTGCATTTTACGATTTCGTTTACTCCTAATACGTTAATGGTGATTGCATGGCTGTATTGTGGTACGCCCTCCACTAATGACTTTTCCACCGTTCCAAAAATTGTAGCAGAATTTTGAGCCGTTGAAAAAAGGAAGCCTGATAAATCAGGTTTTAAATTAAATAAAACTTTATATCTACATTCGTAAACATCATCAATAGAAACCTTACTTGTAAGAATTAGTTTATTTAATACATCGTCCCTATTAATTAAAACGGCTTGTTGATAATAATTTTTTACAATATTACCACATGATAAGTCAAGTCCGTTTCTTAATGTTTCGCAGCTCATTTGTTTACATTTGTACTTTTAAATCCGTAACCTTTTGCTTTTGTTGTTCCGCAATTAGCACCGCACTTACAATTTGAAGGTGGACAATGCGTGTAGGTATAAACATCTGAATTTTGACAAATAAATCTTTGTGTTCTACCAAAAGAAATTAAGCCCATGTTTCTGTATTTATCTGAAAATTGTTCCAATTCCTTTAACGGTTTTGGTATTGAAAACTCGTTTGTTTTTTGCACCAATCCGTTAGGGGAATCCGAAAAACCGTTCAAAATAATATAACGTGAATAACTGTAGTAGGCTAATATTTTATAAACACCCTCAAAGTTTTTTAACTTTCCGTTGCAGTCAACAAAAGTGCCACCTTCTAATAATTCTTTTTTCAAGTCATAATCTAAAGGCTGTTCTGGCTTTGGTTCATCAGCTTCATCATAAAATCTTATTTCATTATCTATGGCCTCAATGTCAACCCAAAAATCACAAAACAATTCTGCTAAATCAAAATTAGATGCTTCATTTTCAGCAATACATAATTTTGAAAGGTCACAATGTTGAGCTATAATTCCCAAACATTTATATTGTTGTGGTTGAAGATTCATTTTCTGTTGTTTTTTCGGGATTTCCTAAAAGTGCATCGGCAACTTCTCTAGTGAATCCGTAAATTTCTGTGAATATTGTTATAGCACTTTGATAATCGGTTAATCCTTGGCTGTATGAAGTTTGAACCTGCAAAACGCCTGTAACACCACCAACAGAACCACGCAAATTTGCCTGAGCCTCTTTGGTGGCATCATCAACTTGAATTTCTTGGCCCGTTGTTATAAGTTCTTTTGCTGTAATATCTACTATAGGAATAATTTTACAGTCAAACCCAAGATATTTTAAAGTTTTTTCCAATTCGTTACGCTCTTCAAAGGTTTGTTCTGTGTAAAACTTTTTCATTTCTATGTACGTTTCAGATTGCGTGCCAAATAAAGAGGTCTCAGATTTTACAAGCTGCTCAGGAACATTATTTGCAGCCGAATAAATATTACTTTTAATAGTTGCTTTTGTTTCAGAAAACATTTTTTCATCTATTTCGCCTTTTATTTGTCCTACTTTAAAAATTTTGTCAATATCATCCACCGCCCCAATAGATAAATGATATGTACCACCTACATTTTCAGAACCTAACCACAAAGCAACGTCTTCTTGTACTTTTTTTTCTGCCTCTTCGTCAAGTCCCGCCGTTACAACGTATGTCTTACCTAAAAATCCTGTTCTTACTTGTCTGTTGATATACAATGCAATTCTGTATTCAGTATCTAAATCATTATAAACAGCATCAAAAGGTGATAAAGCGTATTTAAACTCAGGGGTTAGATTCATGTAATAGACTTGGCCTCTGTAATAAGGAAGCATTGTTGCAACATCTGGATTTTCTTCTATACCGCCTGCATCTTTATAATCGTTTTGTATTTGTTCTAAAATAACAATAGGGTTTGGATTATATGGGTAATACCAAACGGCATCATCTGTTGTTTTATTCCAACTTGAAGTTTTTGTTTTTTCACAATCTTTAAACCAATATTTTGTGATATAATCGTTATCGTCTTCTTTGCCTATTCTGCATTTTGTATATTCGAGTATGTCTAAAACAGGCGATAATGTAGGTGCACCGTTTATGCTTTGCCCTATGTGAAAAAAAACACCATATTGTCGAGCTATATTAGTGGAAGCTATTTTAACAATCGTAGATAAATTATAATTTTTTGTTTCATTTACAACAATATCTTTTTCAACTCCTTTACCTGAAATGTATTTAGCAAATATTTTTGATGCTGATTTACCCGTTGGGCTGTTCAGTATTGCCAATTCTATTTCATTAGGGTAAAGATTATTTTCTCCATTGTAATAAATAGTTTGGCTCTTATCCTCGAACAGTTTTACAATTCGGGAATAAAGCTCAATAAATTTGGCTCTGAATTTTCCAACTGTTTTAGTATTTTCCACTTTTTACTGTTTTTTTCTACCTCTTGGTTTAATTGTTTTCGATTCAAAAATTATTTCTTTTTTTTCTTCAACAATCGGAGTTTCTTTTTTTGATGGAAAATTGAAAAGCTTTTTTCGTTCTGCTATTTCTTCGGGCGTTCCATTTGAAACATATTCTTTTATAAAATCATCAGTTAGAATATTGTCGTAAAGGCGATACGTTTTACCGTTTTTATGATAGGTTAAAATTTTACCCTGTACTTTTTTAATAGTTATTTTATTTGACATAATTTTTAATTTTTGTGTGAAAGGTTTTTTTTTAAAATAGAAGTTTTTTAATTTGTTCCAATCCGAATCAAAGGAACAGCCAGCGCAATTAGGTGAGTAGTTAAACGTTTCTTTAAAAAAATCTATGTATAAATGCATAAGGTTAGAATCTCTCCTAACCTTATGTTTATCGATTGATATTAAGTCATCAATTGTCATATTGCTTAAACACTTGGCACACCGTTATCAAAATTAGAATCAAAGTCCGCACCTTCACCACCATCAACAGCAGACTTGTAAACCAAAGGCACTAAATTTTCGGGCGCAATATCCAAAGAAGATAAAACAACAGCCGTACCACCTCCACCTTCCTGTACATCATAAGTAAAATCGGCTGTCGTTAAACCTTGTTCAAAACCATATATTTCAACCGTTCCATCTGTAAACTGATAAGCCACAAAAACTCTTCCTTTGCTCAGTGCATCTAAGATACATTTCGATTCCTCGTCTGAGCCTGTTATAAGTATTTGTGCATTGTGTTTGTATTGAACAAACCCAAGGTCAGATACCGACTTATCAAAGTACCCTTTATAGGAACTTCCCGCCTCGGGTCCAGTAAATCTATATCCTGTTTTGCCTGTTTTCAAAGAAAACTCAACGCTGTATTTACACGTTGGGTCTTCCTCTGTTGGCTTATTAATTGTAAAAGTATCTACATCGGCTTTGTTGATTAAAACAGCCTGTTGAAAATAACGTCTTAAGGGAGCAACACAAGAAGCATCCTGACCGTTTTTTAAAGAACCACAAACGCTAGTAATTGCCATGTCTTTTTATTTTAAGGTTAAACGCTTGGGCTTGCTGTCTCAGCTCCTAAATACACATACTCATTGGTAACTAAAGAAGCTCCAACGTTTGCACCGCCTTTGATATAAATCATGTCATCATCTTGGGAATACCAAATTGAAAAAGCAGGCAATTGGTCCAATTCAGATGTACCAATTAAGATGTTTGTGCTTGATGTTAGAATTGCTCGGTATGGATTGCCCAACGCAAATGTTGAAATTATGCCGTCAAACTCACGGTGAACGTGAATATTAACACCAAATAGTTTTAAGTTGGCATCAATTGAAAAGGTTCTTTGTGCTGTTAGTCCATCAGGTGAAAAACATTCGCAATTAATTCCTGTTCTGTCTCCCATTGAATTTAACCAAGCCACCAAAACAGATGCCATTGCTTGTGTCATTTCAATTTGGGCTGTTGCAGGATTCCACCAAGGGGAAAGGGATGCTATTTGGTATGCTTCTGTAAAATATGCGTAAAGTGCTTCGCCGGTTAAACCAGAACCAAGTGCGTTTTCAGCAATTACAATTTTAACCCCGTCCATTGCTTCGGCTTGGGTGAAAATACCGTCATTAGCTTTTAAGTAAATGCTGGGTGAAGCAGTATCACCAAACCAAACCTGACGCCAAATTGAAGCATTTAAATTGTTTTGGAATATATCAGTGATATAAGTAATTAACGCACTGTTTAAGTCTGCATCACCAAAAACACGTTTGTATTGATTCCAAAACAGTAAAAAGTTTTCATCAAACGTATTGATACAAATTGGAATTTTACAGGCAATCATTCCTAAATCCCAAGTTTTTGCGCCAAAACCTAAATCTAAATCACATGCTGGTATTTCACAATTAGTTGGGTCTTTATAAGGGAATGAATCGTACTTAGGTGCTTTGGATAGAATGGGTACAACTTGCCCTGTTCTAACCCCTGTAATAATTTGGTGTCCTTCGGCTATATCGCCAACTTCAAAAGCACTTGAATAAACAGCCTGTGAAATATCTATGGTGTCGGCTGGCACTAAACCGTTTACCAATGCCAATATTTCTGTGTCGAAATTATGTGTAATTGCCATTTTTATTTAGTTTTAAGTTTTATCATTTGTGCAACCGCTTTTGAAGTTTTTGAAGGCTCAGGCGTTGGCTCGTTAATTCTCGGAGTAGGTTTACCGTTTACTGGGGCTGGTCGTGACATTGCTTTATATCCTGCAATAGTTACATCCTTAGCTTTGTTTTGAGCTGATAGTTCAGTTACTTTATTTGTGCTGGCTTCCAACTGTTCAGTAAGAAGTTTGATAGTTGCGTTTGCCTCCGCTAAATCTGTTTCTTCATCTTCATTGGCTAACATTTCTGGAATTATCTCAGTTAATTCCCCAGCAACAAAAACATAGGTTTCACCGCTAGGTAAAATATAATCACCATCAGCATCAACCCCATCATAGTAAGCCTTGTCACCAACAGCAACAACCGCATCATCTGCCAACTCATAAAAATCTAACTCGCTCCCGCTGGCGGTTGCAACTAGTTTATTGGACATTAACCCCAATATTTTAGCTGCATTAGCAAGTATTTGTTTTGCTCTTTTGTTCATTGTGTTTGGTTTAATATTAGTAGTAAATCGTTTCAATGCCACGGGTCTTAAAACTTCCTCGATAGCGGTTGCAAAGCGCATTTTTTTTGCTTCTTTGGGAGTTATTGATGTTTCGTTTTCCATTAACTGTAAAGCCTCTTCTTTTGTTAAATCAGTATGTAGGGCGTAATGTTGAGCAATCTTATTATTGCAGGTTTTAAGTTCAACTGAGGTGCGTAGTAATTCTTTTGAATCGCCAAGGGTATAACACCACGCATTATGTAGAAAAGGGTTTGTGTTTTCGGTTAATATCCTTTCGTCACCAGCTAAAAAGAACACCGTTGCAATTGAGGCAACAAAGCCCTCTCCAAATGTTTGAACCTTTGCGTTGTTTTCTCGGGCGTAACGTCTTAGTTCATTGTAGATATCAAATCCAGTTTGAACATCACCGCCCATGGAACGGATTCTGACTTTTATATCTTTTCCGTGCGCCTGTTCTAATTGATTTTGAACATTGGAAAGGTTTATAAAACCATCGCCAAAGTCTTCTTCAAAAGGAATAACTTCACCGTATATCTTGATTTCGTGCATGTTAGGAAACTTTTAATAAAATTACGCACGGATATAATTGAAGGGTTGATTTTCATTTATAACTTATTTGTCAAATGAAAAGAGGGTATAAAATAAACTTTAACATAAAATATACAATTTAAATTATTTTATTTTGCATATTTGCACTTTAATTTAAATATTATATTATGAAAAGATTGATTTTATTATCCGTTGTTGTTTTGATGATTTCCTGTTCTAAAGATGATGATAATCCAAACAAAGAGGAATGTCACGTAGTAACAGACAAACACCGTGTTTTTGAAAATGATAAATACATCTATTATTTTACATTATCTGACTATGGAACAAAAGAGGTTTCCGCTTCTAAGTATGCAGAAATAAATAAAAATGAATCTTATTGTTTTGGTGGCACGCCAAAGTATTAAATATTCTTTTTCATTTCTGAAACGGCACGTATAACGGTTCGTTCAGATACTTTGAAATTTTTAGCAACAGTTTTATACCGTTGCATTTGGGATTTTTCATATTCAGTTGCTTGCCAACTCCTAAAGATGTCGTAATCTGACATAACAGATAACGGCATCTTTCCAATTTTAACCAATGTTTTTACAACTCCCATGTTTTTACTTAAATAGTCAGCTACCTTTGCCATCTCTCACACTTCACAATTGACTGTCTTAATTTATAGGACAATGTGCAACCGCAATCATCACACATTTTATTTGATAACTCCACAATTCGAGGGTCTTCTACTCTAAAAAAAAAATAGGTTCATCAACATACATCTCACAACCAACACACGTATTTTTTCTCTCAATAGCTAAACCCTCTGTTTGTGAATCAGGGTGTTTAAAATTATAAACGCCTATTTTAACAGGGTCAATCCCTTTTTTAATTATTGTTTTTACTTTCTTATTAAAACTTCGCATCTGCCATCACTTTACGATCATCACTTAAACTCTTAATTCCATTTTGTGAACCTTTTGCAGTTCCAGCCTCGGCACCAACAGCCACGGCCTCGGCAATAATCTGAGCCATTTGCGAATTATTGGCGTTGCTATCAATTTGATTTTGATTTAAAATATTTGAAGCTCCATTTATACCAACACCCCCACCAGCTTGATT